GGAGCGCAGGCGGATATTGGCCAGGCTCGGAAGGGTAAAGGCCAGCAAGCCGGGTGTAGCCAGATGAGTTACCTCCAGCTATTGCAGCACGAGCTGAGCATCATCCATCGCCACAACGAGTCTGATGGCATGGGCGGATTCACTGACGGGACGGACCAAGAGCCGACCCTTGTCCGTGGGAGAGTAAGTCCCGCGTCGGTAACCACCCAGACAGCCTACCAGGCTCTGGGCGTCAAGATCACGCATACCGTCTACCTGGAGAGCGGCATCCCGGTGGAGGAGGGGAATCGCCTCCGTTTTGGAATCCGCTGTCTCTTGGTCAAGTACGTGAAAAACCCGGAGGAAGGAGACCACCATCTGGAGCTCCAATGCGAGGAGGTGCGCTGATGACCGTAAGATACGAGAGCTATCTCCCGACTTGCATCGTGGCCTTTGAGGCCGAGCTCGACCGCCGGGTGAGTCTGGCCTGCCAGCACATGGTCAACGAGACAAAAAAGACCCTGACCGGGCAGCGCACTGGCCGGATTTACCGGGTGGCGGGAACCAAGCAGAAATACACCGCGTCCCACCCGGGGGAGCCGCCGGCGGTACGTACCGGCCGACTGCGTAACGGAATCCGGTTTGTCATGGTATCCAGAGGGACGCAAGTCCAGGGCGTGATAGGAACCAGCCTGGACTACGCTCCTTTTTTGGAGTTCGGCACTCGCCGAATGCTCCCGCGGCGCTTTTTAGGACCGACGTTTGAGCGGGAGAGACTTAGGCTGCACTCGATTTTGAGGGGAGGAGGATAGGGTGATCGAAGATCTGCTCAAGGGATTATGGTCGTCCTTGGCTACGGATCCCACCCTGAAATCGAAACTAAGCACCTATACCCCGCCAGGCGGCACCGCGGTCCCTGCCATATTTCTGAACCTGGGTCCGCGCAACGCGGCAATGCCTTATATCGTCATGAGCGGGGATACCAACGTTGAGGAGACCCCGGCCACGGAGAGATATGCCTGCGCGGTGGATATCTTCGCCAAGTCGCCTAGCCCGGCCAGCGTGCTGGGGATAGGGCAACGCATCGAAGAGCTATGGGACTTCAAAACCCCGGCGATCAGCAAGGTAACCTTGCTGGGTATCATGCGCCAGAACAAGGCCCTGGTCCCCGATGATGAGGAGGATATTCAGCATCTGCATCTGACGTTTATCGTCCGGTACTGCCGGAACGATCTGTACGACTAACCGGAGGATTCGATGGAAAGCAAGTTGCAAGCGACGTCCGAGATATTTAACGAGGCGTACTATCGGGACAACTACAGAACATACGAATGGGACGCCTTGGCCCATGAGTTCAGGGCGACCGCAACGCTCATACGCGACACCTTTCTACCCAAAAAAGCGCTGGACGTCGGGTGCGCCACCGGGCACCTGGTCCGGGCGTTGCGCGAGCGCGAGGTGGAGGCATGGGGCCTGGATGCGTCCGGATGGGCCACGGGAGCCGCGGATGAGTCCGTGAGCCCCTACCTGACCCATGGCCTTATCCAGCAACTGCCGTTTAGGGCTAAGAGCTTTGATACGGTTATATGCTTTGACGTTCTGGAGCACATCCCGGAAGAGGACGCCGATCGGGCGTGTGCGGAACTCATGCGGGTAGCCAGCCGATATTTGATCCTCAACCTGATTACCCTGGAGTCCGCGGATTATACGGACCCGACCCATATCACCGTAAAGCCCAAGCAGTGGTGGATAGACAAACTCACCAAACTTGGCGGCACGGTCGTTCCCTACGAGCACTACGGAGCCCCGGTCTGGTGGTTCAACGTTCCGGAGCGCTCCATCGTCATCAAGTTATAAGATTTGGCAAGGGATAGGCCCCAGGCATGGGGCGACGCGCATTCACCCCCCTGCGCGTTCCCTTGCCATTTAATTTTGTGGGGGTTCGACAAAATAGGGGGGTATTGGAATGAAAATAGCTATATTGACCAGCGTGTTTTTCCAGAAAGTCGAGGAGATTCACGGAGAGGACCGGATTATCTTCGGCGGGGCGGAGCGGTACCTGGTGGAGCTGGTTAAGTTCCTGCAGGCGGATGGTCACGACGTGTCGGTCTATCAGTCCATGTCTGGCAAGGAAATGGTCACCAAGGAGTACCAGGGGGTCCGCATCGTCTGTCTGCCGGTGCAGGATACCTGGGATATGCACGTGGCACCCAACCTCAACGCCACGTTTTATGAGATGGGGCAGGGGGCGGATTTGCGGATATACTTTGCGTCATTTTTGGCCTGGCCCTATGTGAAGGGCCCGTGCATTTCAATCAACCATGGCGTGTTCTGGGATATGCCGGGACACCTCCCGCGGCTAACCTGGGGGGACCAGAAGGAAGAGTTCTTCCGTCGGCAGATTGAGGGGATGACAATGGTCGATGCCTGCGTGTCCGTGGACACCAACGTGAGAAACTTTGTGGCGGCGTACACCCCCGGGCTAGAAACCCGCATCCACTATGTGCCAAACTTCGTCGATACAACCGTCTTTAAACCAAGAAGTGGGGGCGGCAGCGGCCCCATCAAGGTGCTGTACCCGCGCCGGCTGACCCCGGTCCGAGGCATCAACGAGTTTATGTGCGCCGCGCAGGCTCTGCCTGAGTGCGAGTTCCTTTTGTGCGGGCAGTCGTTCTCCCAGGAGGCGGGGGATATGCTGGCGGAATACCAGCAGAAAGAACAACCCAACATGAAAACCATCTACCGTCCCATGGAGCGAATGGCCGAGGTCTACCAGGAGGCGGACATTGCGGTTATTCCAACCCGGGCGGCGGAGGGTACCAGCCTGTCTTGCCTTGAGGCCATGGCCACCGGGCTGCCAATCGTGGCCACCCCAGCGGGCGGACTGCCCAACCTGGTCATAGACCGCTGGAACGGACTCCTGGTTGACCTCAGCCGGGATAACCTGCTCCCGGCAATCCAATGGCTGCTGGAGCGGCCCGAGGAGATGCTCCTGTTCGGAGACCGCAACCGGCAAATGGCGATTGACGCCTTTGACATAGAGATATGGAAGGAACGCTGGCGCAAAGTCATCGAGTACGTAATGTAAGGAGGAGATAGACAAATGAGAAGTGGCGTAACCACCCAGACCATGAACAATATTCTCATCGGCCCGGGAGCCCTATACAAAGACTTCATAAACCCCGGTACCCCTGGCACCCTGATCGGAGCCACCTCCGGGGGCAACACCGTCCGGATCACGCGGGAATACTATAACCCCGAAATTGATGGGCTCCTGGGTCCGCTGAAGGGGGCCGGGCGCGTTGTCAAAGAGACCGCGGAAATCGAGGCCAATCTGGTCGAGATCACCAAGGAGAACATTATGCTGGCCCTGGCCGGAACCGTACAAACGGCCTACGGTTCTCCCCAGACCCATGCGCTGATTTCCAGCGCCGGGGCCATTAGCGCAGGTAACTATATTTCCACCATCGCTCTGGTTGGCGAAAAAGCCAACTCCCAAAACCCTATCTGCTTTGTAATTGAAAATGCTCTGGTCACCGACCCGGTGGAGTTCCCGCTGGGCGATGGCAAGGGCACCGTGGTAATGAAAACCAAGTTTTCTGCGCACTACCTCCAGGAAAGCCCCAGCGTGCCGCCCTGGAAGATTTATTCACCAGTTTAATCTGTTTAATTTATTAAGGGGGGCTATTTTTAATGACTAAGAAGAACGAAACCGAGATATTAATCGAGACCGGCCGGGAGCTGAAGCTCGATGGCAAGGACTACATCATGCGGAGGCTTGACGTCCGCGACGTCATGGCCTTCGCCAACCTTTTCATGCGGGCCTTCGGCAAGGTCCGGGCCGACATGGGGGATGAAGCGCTGGCAGTCAGCGAAGAGGCTGGCACGGACCTTTTCTTTGACGCATTCCTGGGCAACCCGGTGGGATTTGCAGACGTATTGGGTCCAGTTATCGGACTTACCGGCGCTGAGTTCCTGAAATTAAGCCCAGCGGCCTCCAATACGTTTACGGCCGCGCTACAAGAGTCGGAGGACATGAACGCTTTTTTCGACGCAGCTCTGGCCATGATGAAGATGCTCGGATCACTATCCCGCAGGCAATAGACATGATACAAGCGAGGTATGGCTGGACGGACGATGAGGTGCTGTCGCGGCCATACGCTCGTTTTGTGCAAATCATGGAGGCCATGAGCAAGAACATGGCACAGGAGGCTAAGTCTCGCGCGATCGACGGGGCCTGGATTGCATGGCAGACCGGGCGCTTTGAGGTGCCTCTGACGTTCAAGGACTACCTGGAGAAAATGGGGCTGGCCGATCCCCCCGAGGTTATGACGGCTGAGAGCGCCATCGGCAAAGCCGAAGATGCACTTAACAGACTGAAAGGGGGCGAAGCGTCCCGTGAGCTTTTCGAGTGAACTGTTTAAGCTATATGGAACAATCGATATAAATGGGGCATCTGCTATATCCGATATGACTCAAGCTGAGGCGGCCGGGCGTCGCCTCAGCGGCGTTCTGGGGAGCGTAACCAAGCAGGCCATGGGAGTAGCGGCCGGATTCGGACTCTTCAGTGTGGGATCCAAGGCGCTCAACTTCCTGAGAGAAACCTTCATCGGATTCAATGCGGACATGGAAGGCGTGCAGATCGGATTCACGACCATGATGGGCAGCGCCGAAGCCGCGGCCAGCTTTACTGAGGAGCTGCTCAACTTCGCAGCCAAGACCCCGTTCGAATTCCCCCAACTGCAGCAGGCCGCCCAGCGCATGCAGGCGTTTGGATTCGAGGCGGAAAAAGTCATCCCTATGATGACCGCTATCGGTGATGCCAGTGCCGGGCTGGGCCGGGGGCAGGAGGGGGTCCAAAGACTTACCCTCGCCCTGGGCCAGATGAAGGCTAAAGGAAAAATCCAGGCAGAAGAAATGCTCCAGCTCACAGAAGTCGGTGTGAATGGCTGGAAATATCTGGCCGACGCTACTGGCATGACGACCATGGAGCTCCAGAAGATGAGTCAGAAGGGGCTGCTGCCGGCCAATGAGGCAATAGGCGTAATCGTCGCTGGGATGGAAAAGCAATTCCCCGGCATGATGAAAAACATGGAGGATACCTGGGAGGGGGTAACCTCGACCATCAAAGACAACGCCAGGATGCTGATTGCGGGACTGACCCAAAACACATTTGCGTTTATGAAGGACGGGCTCATACAGGTCCGGGATTACATGGCCAATGTCATGGAGATCTTCAAAGCGGATGGCTGGCAGGGACTCTGGGACAACCTGGTGCCGCCCGACATCCAGCGAACGCTGGGCCCCATTCTGGCCATGTTTGCGTCCGCTTACGAGAGCATAAAACAGGGGGCCAAGGATATCCTCCCGGTATTCCTTGATATAGCCCGCACGGGGGCGGTGCTTTTGTCGCCGATTGTGTTGGGTCTTGGAGCAGCGGCGAAGGCGGCGGGAGAGTTTGCCTCGCTCATAGCCAACAATTGGGGCAAGCTCAAGCCGATCCTGACGACCACCCTGGCGCTATTTATGGGCTACAAGGCAGTCGTCATAACCATGGACCTGGCCAAAAAGGCCGTATTCGCCTTTCAAGTAACCACATCGCTATTCAGCATAACGGCCAAAGCGGTGCAGGCTGGAGGGCGGGCCTTCAAGGCATTCCAGTACGTCCCCAAAACATTGGCTGAGGTCCGGGCAGCGATCATCCTAACCAAAGTGGTCGCAGTCGGAGAGCTGATGCTGATTGCCACCGGCGTAACCGCAGTTATTGCGCTGGCGACTGAGTTGGTCCGCAACTGGTCTGCCGCGGTCCCGGCCATGAAGTCGATCGCCTATGCAATTGGAGCCGTATTCAAATGGGTGGGGTCAGCGGCAACGGTCATGGGACATGAGATACAATATGGAATCGCGTCTGCCCTGCGGGCGACCGTTGGGAACGTCTTGTCCTTCGCCCGGTCTGTGACCGGGATATTCGCACCGCTGGCCGAAGCGCTCCCGGACCAATTCAAGTCCCTCTATGACGGACTGAATGGTGGCCTGGCTTCAGCAGTCCAAGGCATGGACGATTTTAAGATGGGAGCGGGAGCTGCACTCGATGCCGCCAAGGGAGACCTGGCCGCGGCAGGAGCCGCAATCAGCGCTAACGTAGACACCATGAAGGGGAACTGGTCGACGCTTAAAACGGCGGTACTCACAGACCTTTCCGGGGTGTTCGGCAGGGCCAAGGCGACCGTCGCCAACTCGTTTGCCGGGATGACCGCAGCCAGCGACGATGCGACCGCTGCTATGCTCGATTGGGACACAGCTGCCAAGAAGATGCAGGATGCCATGGATGAGACCGTTGGTGCTGCAGAGAAAGGCAAGGGGGCGGCCAAAGGAGCCTCAGCCGCATCCAAGGAGGCTAAGGAAGAACTCGACAAGTACATGAGCACCCTTGATCCGCTCAAGGCCAAACTGGACACGATAGATGCGGCTATGGAGGCCAATGTGGTCAGGCTGGAGGAGACCGGCGATGAGGCCGGGGCGGCCCAGACCAAGATAGACGGGCTCACCCAAAAGCTGGCGGTGCAGAGGGAGATGATCGCATCCCTGCAGGCCAAGCACCAGGAATACGTTGCTACCAAGGGCGCGGATGCAGAGGCTACGATCGAAGTCCAAAACGCTCTGAGCGATGCAATCAAGCAGGAGGCCCAGTTCAGGGGCCAGATCACGGCAGCCCAGAAGGACATCGCGGAATATAACAAAAAGCTTATCGAGCACCAGAAGGAACTCCAGCAGACCGGGCAGGACGTAGCCGACCTGGCCGACAAATACCGGACCGATCTGGCCCAGGCAGCGGAAGATTACTACCAAAAGGTAGCCGAGGCCGAAGCGCAACTGGCTGCGGACACAGCCTCCGCCTGGGACTCATACGATAAGTCGGTCGAGGACAGGGCCAAGAGCCTGCGGGATTTTGCCGGGTTATTCGGAGAGGTAACCCGCGAAAGTGTGTCCGGAGATTCTCTGCTGGCAAACATGCGTGGCCAAGTGGATGCTATGAACGAGTGGCAGGAGGCCATGGCAGCGCTGCAGGCCCGCGGGATAGGCGGGAGTCTTTATAAGGCGCTGCAGGACCTGGGACCCAGTTCGGTCGACCAGATCATAGCCATGGCCAACATGACCGATGATGAGC